GAGTGTTAGTGAAGTACTGAGGAGTCTCGCTGACCCTAGCTACATTAATTTCTTTATCCGGTGTATACCCAGTAAGAGCTGTTACTTTCTCAGCAGGTTGTAGTGTTAAGTCAGTTGTTGCCATATTCTTTTTCCTAAACTAATAGTTTTATAAAGCTACTTCAGCAGTCCAGTGGTATAAACAGTTCTGAGCAGTGTCCCCACCAGTGATAGTAACATCTGAAAATCCTTGAGTTCCTATGTTATCAGCAGCAGCTACTTTGTCTCCGTTGTTTGTAACATTACCGCTGTTACCAGAAGTTGGAGCATAAATAGTTACTGTTGGAACAGCAGATTTCGTCTCTTTGAATTGACTTCCTTTTGTCCAAGTAGCTGAATTCCTTGTAGCAAATTCAGAGATAGCCCCATCATCATCTGCTGTCCCCGGAACAACATCCGTATCATAACTTTTTTCATAGAAAGCTTGACACTCTCTTAAATACTCACTAAAGGATTTTCTCTTTATAGTCTGTGCAGAACTACTAGAAGTGAGTTGGACAGAAGATATAGAGACATAAGTGGTATTAGATATACTTATCCAGTTTGTAGCAGTAGTAGAACAGAGATTATCTGTAGCATCACTAACCCAGGAGTCCAATGTGCTAGTCTGGTAATTGCTTCCCCCATATGCAGCAATGCATAACTCATCTACGACAACAGAGTTATTAATATTGTTTATAACTACATTCTGTGTAACACCTGTGCTAGTGTACTCAAAATCAGAAATATAAGAGTATGGAGAAACTAGTATTAAACCAGATAGTGAAACAGAAAAGATAGTTCCACTTGGGGCATTAGAACTTATATTAAAAGATAAAGTAAAAGGTCCAGAAAAAGATATCTGAGAGGATTCAACTGAAGAGAATTTATAACTAAAAGGTTTAAAAAACTCATCTGCTGCTACAGTAGTTTCTTTAGTAGTAGTAGTAGCTTGCAAGTAGGCCCTACTGGCATCAGTATAACTTGATCCAAAAAAACCACTAATTTTCTGTACTGTAGCTACTAACTCATCCGTCGCATCTTTCCCAGTCCTCCATCTATCTGCTGTAGAAAGATAACTTCCAGATGGAGATGTTACTGCTAAACTCCCATTTCTTTGATCTACCATCATTTCTTGATTTAATAGAATATTTGGAAAATACTCTCCAGTACTACTAGCTACAGAGGCATCAACATAAGTCTTAACAGCTTGTTCCGAAGGAACATCTGTATCAGAGTTTCCAGCCATAGTTCCATCTGTACTAAGTGTTCCAGCTACTTTAGTATCAGCATATGTCTTTACTGCTAGTTGGGATGGCACCTTTGCATCACTAGCTCCTGCCCCGTCTAAGTCCGTAGAAGTGTCAAGAACAGCAGTTGGTTTAGTTGCTAATCCGGTGTCTACATAAGTCTTAACTGCTTTTTGAGAGGATACATTAGTATCTAGATTTGCAGCTAATGTCCCATCTGTGCTTAAGGTAGCAGCAAGTTTTGTAGCTAATCCAGTGTCCACATAGGTCTTCACTGCTTTCTCAGTTGGGATATCTGTATCAGTATTCCCAGCAAGAGTTCCATCTGTAGAGACACTATTGATGTTCGCAGCAGCGTCATTAACTAGAGTCACTGAGTACTCTGCTGGAGTTGCAGGAGGAACAGCAGCAGTGTACCCTAGGGTAACTGGGGTAGTGAGTCCAGTATTGTCTAGAATTCCTCCGGTAAAAACCTCCGCAGCTAACAGAGTTATGTCGTCTTCCACTAGATTAAAAGAGTCAGTTACATCATCCACTACATCATTGATGTCTGTCTCATCAGAGACTGTTCCATTAGTAACATCAAGAGATGTCCCAGGATTAAAAAATCTATTAGTACCCACTTGCTCTATCTCCTTTTCCTATTGTTCACTGAGTAATCCACAATCATGTTGTGTAGAATGTGCTGATTCAAGTATCTGCTTGAGTGATTCATTGCAAGACTCATGTTGGTTCCATAGCCTGAGATATTCAGAGCTGGTCTTTCAACTAGACTCTTGCTTCTCCAGAAGAAAGAACCCCAGTCTCCCTTAGCCCAGAGAGAAGAAGAAGACATAGTATCAAAGAGACTCAACGAAGTATCCTGGGAGTTATTGATGAAGTTCTCTTTGTAATCATAGTTCACTTTGTAATTGAACCACAAGTGATAGTCTTCAGCGTCTATCTCGAAGATGATCTTCCTAAAACGCTTCCAGTACCTAGCACCACCGTAGCTATGGAACGAGGTTTCTATGGCAACTGGTATGTCGATCCCATCAAAAGAGGTTCCAGAGTCCATCTTGTAGACATAGTTAGTAGAGGACACAAAGTACTTCACTATGTTCCCACTAACATCTTCCCCAGTAACCACTTCTCTCACCGGGATCTGATACTTGCAGAAAGTAGCTCCAGCTAACTTACCCTCTTTATCAAATGTGAAGATCATTCCTGAGCCATCTTCGAAGAAGAGCCGATACTGGTTACTCTCTTTATCTATCATAGAGCAAGTGATCGTTAGCTTCTTACTCTGGAAAGTTTTGTTCACCTTCTTGGTCAGAGCTACTGATTCAAAATCTCCGTACTTATCTGTAGACTGAAACGAGAGAACCCCTCTGTCATCTGCGTATACTATGTCACTTAATGCCCTCTGTATAGTACCCTCGATAGCTCCAGATGACCTAGAGAACACCTTAGATGTCATAGTAAAGTCTGCACTAGCTTCTATCCTGCTGTAGAATACCTTGATACTGTTCCTCATAAAACAGATCATGGTGTCCTCTGGTCCTTCTGCGAAGCCTACTAAAGCATCTCCAAGGACTACTCCAGCCCCGAATCCCCCAGAGAAATCTGTAGGAGAGAATGAAGCTGACATGAGTAACTGTCCACTAGCGTACCCAAGTACCACTCTATTAGCCCAGACCATAGTGAAGGATGGGTACTGACCCGCATCTGCCATCTCTAGTATAGCTATGTCGGTTAGTACTGTGCAGGTAGTCCCATCCCAAATCCGAGGTAAAGAAACCCCATCAACTAAGATCAGAACTGAAGAACCACTATCAAATCCATCTATACGGTAGTCAGCCCCTTTGAGTGTTCCCCCGGTCCTCATAACCTCTGAAGTATATGTAGCTGACTCTGGGGCATTTGGAGTGATATTGGTATTCTGTACCCATCCAGAAGCGGAGTCGTTGTAAACTTTGTTCCCAGCTTTAACGTATATCTTGTGATCCTCTGAGAAGTATGCTATGCCACTTGGTTGGTAAGCTAGAGAAGGGGGCTTGATAGTAGCCCTCTCTAGTTCCCTAGACCTGTCATCATAGTTGATTGTGCTATACCCCGGATCAGAGTAGGGGAGTGTAGGAATGTCATAGTGACCAAAGTATCTATAAGAGCCTATGTCTATCCGGATTGCATCGAAATATCCATAAGTAGAACCTGTGTTAGTTGCTGGAACAGTGGCTCCGATAGTGAGAGCATTGGTGTTGGATACTAGCGCATCAGTTCCTGTAATCTCTGCTGTATCGAAGGTGCCATTCTCTATGAGAGTTTCCCCGTTCACTAAAAGCCTAGTGATTCTAGTTCCAGCTACTACTTTGCTTGAGAGAACTACATGGTATTCTCCATTTCTCTCTATCTTCTTAGAAGTAATTACAGTAGTGGTTGATGGTGCTACATCTGAGATGCTGAAAGCAAACCTTAGATCAGTCCCATCACTATCACAGTAGACTCTGAATACTCCAGTCTTATTAATAAGAGTAGAGTCAATTGTTTCATCTATTAAGAGTCCAGCTTTGAACCTAAAGTCTACTGTAAAGTCATCTACAGAGAGGTCTATAAGACTTGTTGGATCAGTCATTGAGAGCCCGCCAACATGATTGTTCACGGAGAAAGAAGTGTCCTTAAATTTAGGAAAGAAGGAGTGTGTCTCTGGCTCTGTTACAGAAGTACTTGTGAATATCTCAGAACTGTTTAAATCAATAAACCCAAGAGTCCCATCTGACTCAAGCAAGACCACTGTATCATTGTTCAGTAGCCCATAATCCCTTAGTATAGGAACATCTATAGTAGAAGCCAAGGTAGTTCCATCATACCTCTCGAACCCTTTCAACGAGACGTAGCCCTTTGCTGGCCCGTCTGCTTCCATGTAGTTCTGACAAGCAATGAGTTCCCCTGGTTTCAATTCCAGTTGGGTCTCAGACTCGTTTACTCCTCCAGTAAACTGGACTATCTGGTCCCTGACCTGTGGCATTGTAATCTTGTTGGGTCTCATTACGCTATCGGCCTCTTCTTAATATATCTCCCAGGGACTTCTGATCTCATCATTTGCCCAAGCATCTGAGAGTACTTCATAGAGTACCTTTGCTCCAGCACTGGTTCCCCAAGGTACGAAGCTAGCTCAGAGACGGCTCGATACACAATCAGCATATGCCATTCATAACGAAAAGTAGGAGTATCGGCATTCGAACTCAGTGACTCTAGTTTCTTAAAGTAATTGAAGTCTACTACATAAGCATCATTGAGTTTATTGAAATAGAGGTCTTGAGAGCTAGGGATTATCGTGTACGCATAGGGCTGACTCCCGGTGCTCTGCTCTGTATCTGTGAGTGTAGCGAAGTTGACCGAAGATACTTCGATTCCCTCTCCATCAGTAAATGCTCCGTGAACATCTTCTACATAGAAGTATCCAGCAGCGTCCCCTCCAGCGAAGGAACCAGACGAAAGAGTAATATCGGAACTGATAGTCGCAGTAGCACCACTAGTATCCCCAACGATGTCTACTCCGATTTCTAGAACTCCTACTCCACCAGAAGTAAAGTTTATCTTGTAGTCATTCTGGCTAACTGGTGTAGTCAGAAACCTATCGTAAGAATAGAGGCTAAGCGGGGCATTGTCATACAGCAGCATGGACTTGTCATGATATCCAAAGTCTGTCAAACCCCAATCCGTAGATGGACTATAGATTTGCTTAGTACTGTCTATCTTAACAAAAGAATGGGAACGCCTAAACGTAAAGTCTGGACGTTCCCTTTGAATGTCTTCCCATGCTTCCGATACTGCTTCAGCTACAACTAGCTCGAAACCAGTAGCGGTGGATACTGAATTGAATGCTCCACTTTCTCCAACTAGACGATATGTAGATTTACACATATCCAGATAGTTCATAGTGGAACTCCTTAGTTAAGATTATACAACATAGCCCCAAAGTTCAATAACGATCATACCAGCAGTGTAAGTACCTACCACACCGGCCTCACCATTAATAAGGTAAAGGTAACTGTCAACAGCCGGAGCTGTGGTAACATTCACTGATCTTCCTTTGACCCATGCACCATTTGAATCCAGGTTAAGAACATACCCAGCCAAGCCAGAGGCATCAGCATCATATGCACCAGTAGCAGCAGTAGACGTAGCAAGGTTAATGTCATCAGCCCCAGTAGCAGGGGTTTCAGCGCAAGACATACGAGCTTTGAACAAGAGACCGTTTACAGCAGTAGTAACCCTACCAATATGGCAAGCCCCAGTGTCACCGATGACATCTAGATCAGTAGTTGTACTCTTGGCACCAGTAAGGTCTACATAGATCACAGTCTTAATAACGTCGCCAACACGGTTAGTTATTGCCCTATAGTCAGCAACAGTAGCTGCCATCACCGTAGAAGCACTCATAGCATCACTGGTGACATCTGCCACCCGATTTAGCTCTGTTACGCTAGCGGTAATGCCATCTAGTGCATTGAGTTCACTAGCAGTTGCAGTTACCTCAGTACCGTCTAGCCAGAGCCGACCGATACCTAATTTACTAATTGTATTACTCATCTCATTTCACCTTTGTTATTCTTTAAATTTTACTGCTCGTTTACCAGGGACTTTGGTTTCAGTCACCAAGGGTTCCGGTTCATTTGAAACTGTCTCTAGAGACAACTCGTTGGATCGTTGTAGAGACACTTCGGGTTCTTTTGGATTTACTATGATTACTGAGTTCTCAGGTACTTCAAAGTCTTCACCATGATTCAATACATCAGTAGCCTTAGCAGCATCCATGTAATCATGATAGAACTGACCCCGCTCATACTCTACACCGTAATTGTTGTAATGCTTCTCGGAAACACAGCAATACTTCTTAGCTTCCCTACGGTAAGCCACGTAGTACCCTACTCCATGTTTCTTTTCTACTTTAGCGTTCTTTAGTGCCATTGGTTTCTCCTCCCAAAGAGAGAACCCTGGCTCCGTTATTAGGCAGAGCCAGGGGTTAGATTGAATTACAGCTTATGCGCTGAACACGAACCAGTCAATTGCCACATCACCAGTGGCTTCTAGACCAGAGATCGCTTCGACCCCGGCCCAACCATCAGCTACGTTAAGATACACGTCAGCAGTGCCGACCCCAGCTACAGGAGCAGCGGTAAGCATGTCGTAATCAAACGCAGCAGTACCGTTACAGTCAGTCATGACCTGCGGACCAAGAAGGTTCTCACAAGCAGCGTTGTCTGCACCAAGCGTAGCCTGGACAGCAGCACCCTTCTGAGTACCGATCCCGAGCTCTGGGGTATCTGCTGTGTTGTTTCCACCAGTAGAATCCAGAGACACGTTTGCACCAGCGCCAGTGATAATGATGATATCAGTATCAGCAATACTAGCTAGATCGTTAAAGGAAAACAGAAGAGTACCAGTAGACTCGTTTGCATTTGCAAGAGCAGAGTCGTTGACACCGTAACTCTCAAGGCGAACAGTGGTACGCATTGCACCACCACCAAGAGAAAAATGATTTACATATTTTGCACCCATTGTATTAGTCTCCAGTTAAGATTAAGAAGTAGCAACCATGTTAACCAAACAAGTTGGCTGAACACACTGGCGACCATAGACAAAGAGAGTACGCCAGTATTCACCGAACGAATCCGGGATACGGAGAGTCTCAGTCTTTGTGATCTGAGCAGCAAAAGAAGCCGCCTCTTTAGTTCCAGCTACAATATAAGTATTGCCAGCTAGGGTATAGAGGTTGTTGTTCTGATAAACATCGGTACGATCAATCCTGCCAATGAGACCAGTACGAATTACACCAGTACCATCCCCAGTTACGTCTGCCCTACGAAGATCACCAAGCTTAAGCATGGAGCTGTACCAAGCAGGGACAACTACAAAGCGGCCCTCACTCGGAATATTCGCTTCGTCAAGAACTTGATTAATCTTCACGATGTAGTCAATCGCATTGATAGAAGTAATCGTCTCAGGAGCAGCAGCGGTACCGAGATCAATGTTGTTGCTGATAGCACCAGCAGTAGCACCAGAGTTATTCGAGTCCGCAGCAGAAGCCAAGTACTCAAGTACTTCCTGATCCACTTCGATCTTAATACGCTCAGCAGCATCCTTGGCAAACATAGAGACCAAGGGAAGGTCACTCTGAACCGCATCAATGTCATCAATACGGAAAGCAGAGTAGAGACCCTTGTCAATCCGCATTGTCAAGGAATCAGTCTCGGGAACTTCGTAGTTAATAGTAGTACCTACGGAGTAAGGAGAAGTCGAAATCGTAGGAGTCCTACGGATAACGATCTGATCGCCCTGAGCTTTGATCTGACCCTGATAGTCAGTATTAGTGATGCTAGTCCAAATCGAGCTAGCGTAGAACTGGCGAAGTACTTTATTTGCGTACAACTGGGGAATGAAGTTGTTACCATCTCCGCCCCAAGAACTATAATCAGCGCCAGCATATGCCGGAGCAGCACCCACGTTGGGTGGACGAGTTGATCCTACAGCCATTTTAAATCTCCATTATCGTTTGGCTGATCTCTGTTGCAGAAGCGTTTCATAGTACTTATCTATCTGCGCTTCTATCTTCTGAGCTTCAGCCGGGTTATCTTTATATCGGCCCCTTGCGGAGTCATCATAGAACTTATTGATAAAATTCATATCAATGTTCGATTTGTTTCCTGGTTTACCTGGGATTTCTACGCCACTTCCGGTACCAATCGGAGTGATATGTCTGTCGAGACTATTAGGAGCCTTAGAGCTTTGAGTATATCTATTAAAGAAGTCTGCAACACGAACAGCATCCCTGGCCGCTTCAGCTTTCTGCAAGTAATACTTACGAGTGTAAGTGTCACCCGGATCAGGCTCATTAAGCCAAGCTACGAACCTCTGATCTGCGTTAAGCTGTTTATAATTCCGACTCAGTGACTCAAGCCGACCAAGGAACACATCGTATTCCTTCTGTCGTTCAGCTACTAACTGATTCTCAAGGTCTTTCTGCCTCTGATTCTCGGACTGCTTTAGCTTCTCTTCAAGAGGTTTGATTCTCTTCTCTTCAATAGTTTTGACAGCTTTCTTTACAATTTCTAGCCCGTCTTGGCCAAAGACTCCAACTTCTTCTTCAGAGAACTGCCCCTCGAAAGGGTCTTTATTCTCTTGTTTCTCAGTTAGCATCTTCTCAAATTGGGTCATCCTCTGCATAACAGAGTTGAGTCTTTCTTTGAGATTAAGGTTCTCCAGTCGGAGACCATGTACTGTTGTATCGGTTGAGGCTTTATAGTTAATAAAGCGTTTCTTCCAATTGGTTCGTTGCTGTCTCTGCTCTTCAGTTGAAGAATCGAAGCCGTTTTCTTCGTCTTCTAGTGTATTAGTGTCAACTTCCGTTGCCTCTGGCTCTCTCAAGCTTTCGGTTACACTAGCTGCTTCTGTTACTTCTTCTGTGTCAGTAGCAGTATCCTGGGACACTGGGTTACTAACGATACTCTCAGCTTCTTCATCAAGCTTCTTAATAATGTCTTCAGCACTCATCTTGGTTTCTCTCCTTTGCTAAGTGATTCTTGTGAGCTACAATAGTAGGATTCACTCTGAGACTTGCATTTATGACAAGAACTCCTTTATTGCTAACAGGGCTTGAACATATCCCTGATACAATCTTGTATCCTCCCTCTGCATGACCAGAATCTTAGTCTGTTCGTCTATTGTCTGGTCAATAACACTAAGCAGAGACCTCATGTTCCCTGCTTTACTGTCGCTCCTCTCTATTTGGGTTGCCTTGATCTTCATAGGCTAACCGTTTCTTTCCATTCGCTTTGTTATAGTATCAGTTGGGGACTCACTTTGTGCAGTCTCTAAGTCAAAAGCCATCTCTCTACGTTGCATTAGATCAGCTTGCTCTTGTTCTGCCCTGGCTCTCGCTGAGTCTACTGTGTTCCTGCCTGATGCTACTCGTTCCCTAGTCTCTAGCTCTCGGCCCTTGTCTATAGACCTAGCCATCTCGGTCTTTTCTTTGAGATCAAGTTCCCGGTCTTTCCGCTTCATAGCTTCCATGTGCATATTCACTTGCCCCTGAATCTGAGTCTCAGTGGCCTTGAGGCCAATCTGATTCTTCTCAGAAGCCAACTGTATTGCTTGCTGTTGCTGTTGTGCAGCAGCTTGTTCCCGTTCCTTAGACTTGGTTCTGAGTTCTAAGCGAGAGGGGATCAGTATCTCTCCAATATTAATGTCCTGAAGCATTGTTCTGAATATCTCAGCCATACCCTCTTCACCAACGACTCCCATGATAGCTGGATTACCGGCGATAGCTTGTAGGAATTCCATTCGTTTGCCCTGCTCAGCAGCTTTGATTGTCAATGCAGCAGAGCCTTTGCCTACTACTTCGATATCCCCAGTGTAGTTCAGTTCTGGATATTTCTTAAGGTTCCAATAGAACTGTAGCTCTACTCTCGGGATTAGGACACCATGATCAATATGTCGTATAGCATCCTTAATGCCCTTGCTCGCAGATTCCAGAAGCATTGATAGGCCCGATGCTGTCTGAGCCGCTCCGCCGACCCTTTCATTTCCATAACTATACCTAGGAATACCTGTCGCATCATCTGCCCTTAGTTCAAACTCTTTATAAACGCTAAGTAACTCAGCAGCGATGGACGGAACAGTACTGAAAGTAACTGCTCTTCCTCCCGCACCAGTAGGATCAGAAGTAACTTGCCAAATCTTGAATGGAGTAATCTCAGTAATATCTCCTGCATCCGCTAGGCGGTCTATGTAAATCTCCGCCTGTGGGCCAGCAGCAGCACCCATGTTGTTTGCCAACGCTCTTGCTGTAGCGTTACACATCCTCTGCTCTGAACGCATGAGATTAGGTAGTGACCGACCCCAGAAAGAACCTGGACGATTCTGAAAAGAAGCTTTATAGTACGGACGCCTCTTCATTGGATCATCATTAAGAAGCACTTTGATTACTGTGTTGCCGACTAGTATAGCTTCGATTTCTACTTCATCCGTATCTTTCTTATTTACCAGCTCGGACTCAGGATATCCCCAATCTCTAACAGACTTAATGCTAGCTGGTCCATGAAAATGTAGAGCATGAATAATATTACGATTAGAATGAAAAGAACTACCTCTGGCTTCTTCAGTTGCTTTCTCATCTTCAATGTCAGTATTCCACCAGTTAACAAACTCCGGTGCAGCATACTCCTCAAGTATCTCATCTATCTCAAAATCCTTATATCCGTTCTCTGCCCCCAGGCCCTTCATCGAAACTAGATCTTTTCTCTCTAAACGCATATGCTCAATCAGAGCACCATCTCCAATGCGGTTAGCAGAAGGAGACGGATACATATCCAAGGGGTTCACTGCTTTATTGAAGAAGACGTAATCATCTTTCTCGACCAGCTTCCCTTGGTTCCAAGAGCACTTCTTACGTTTAGTAATAATCGGCCCTTTGAGGAAAGCTGTTGGATACACACAGAAATTGTCTACGAAGTCTGACAATGCTTCTTCCCAGTCTCCAGCGTCCAACTGATCCTCTATCATTTTCTCCATGTCCTTCATCTCGGACTTGGCGACCATCCTGATTTCTTCCCTAATCGTTTCCTTTACGTCTCTTCGAGCTTTGTTCATCTCCCTGAGACGCATAGCTACTTTAGATGCGGGGGTAGGTGGATTAGGTTTCTGAGATTCCTGGGGAGCCTGAGCGCCTTGGGAACTCTGAGGAGCTTGAGCAACAGCTTCTGGTGCTACATCGTTTGATGCCGGAGGAGGAGCACCTTGACCCGCAGCACCAGAAGTTTCTTTGGATTCCGCTTCTTTCTCAGTTTTCTCGAAATTAGTGAACTCTTCCTCTAGCCGCTTCTCGATCTCCTCCATGAGCTCTGGGCTGATATCCTCGACTACTGAGGCGTTTACTTCCCACGCTCTTCCATTGGAAGGCATTAGGATATCTTTGATCCAGCTAGCGCAGGCTCTGCACTTAGTGGAAGTAATATTCATGTAAATCAAAGAACCGCCATCTGATCCAATCTTAGCTAAGTCGGAGGGAGAATAGGAACCATTAAACGCACGAAGAGACTCTAGCATTTCTTCTTCTATGCCTGAGTCCCGTCTAGCTGTCTTGTTCAGCTCAAAGTTATTGATTATATGACCAGCTAGAGAAGAGTTGAACTGCTCCATCCTCTCTGCTTCAAACTCTTGAGTTGCTTCGAGAGCATTGTTTGATACTACCTCAGCAGCTACTTGTGCAAGTGTTTGAACAGATACTCCTTCTTTCCCCTCTATTACAAAGCTCTCTTCCATATTTCCTTCTGGTGTTAAGTTGTGTATTAATTGTACTGTTATAAAGTTCAGTTATATAGTAGCCGTAGTAATCAATTTCTTATACCCAGAAATAATTGGACTTAGCTACATTACGCTTCATAGCCATCTTTGGGGTATAAGCAAAGGTATTACCAGCAAAAGTTAGTGCAATAGAATCAGCTATATCCGGGGAATCTAAGCCACGCTTCTTCATATCCTTTTTCGTGGATAGCTGTATCTGCATTTTGTTATTATAGGCGTAGGTCATTGCAGCTAGCTGGGACTTTAGATCATCATTCTTAGGAAGAGACGCTCCGTTGCTCAACCAAGTCCTCATCTCACCCCAGAGCTGCCCTCGGAGGTTGAAGTAAGTCTTAGGATCAGAGGACCGAGTAGAGACTACGACCTCTACTACTGGGAGGCCAAGCTGCTTGCAGCGGTCATAGACCCCAGCACCGACACCAATAGAGTCAACAAAAATACGCTGTGGCATCCACTTACGGTGATAGTCCAAGACTCTCGCTGAAACTTCCATGTTGTCCAGGCCAGAGAATGTAGTAACGTCTAAGAGCTTTGGTCCCTGTCTCAACGTGAGAACCGTCTTATCACTCCCAAATCTCGCTACGTCCACTCCAGCTACTTTTTCAAAGTTAGCGTAGGAACCTTTGGGGAGATCGGATTCCATAGCTTGCTCAACGTAGTCCACTGGAATGAACTGATCCTCAGACGCTCTAGGGAACTGTGCTAGTACGCGGATTTTGTAGAAGTCACTATCTTCTCCATAGAACTCCGCCATTTCCGCTATCCACTCCGGCTTTACCTGAGAACTTCCAGCAGCATGGAATGTCTGGAGAACCCATGGGTTTATCTCTCGGTCGAAGATTTCATAGAAACGCCCAGAGTTACGAACTGGGTTGCTGGTCATTATGAACCGACCCCCGGACCCAGTACCCAAGGTACCGTACAGCAAGTCAAAGACTCCTTCATCAATACCGGATGCTTCATCAGCAAGTATAATGTAGTTCTCAGCATGACCACCCTGCAAAGATTCTTGATTCTCTGCTTTAGCCGTAACTAAGTGGGCTGCTTGAGTTGGGTTGCTTTTGAGGAAGACTCGTTCCTTAGTAATCTCAAAGAAGTCTTTGAACATCTCTGGCATCTTCATATGCCATTTGATAAGCTCTGTATTGAAAACTCGACCTAGCTGTTGGAACGAAGGAGAAGTAATAAGTATCCGACAATCGGGGAGGGTCAAAAGGAAGTAAAAACAAAGCCAAGTGAGACACGAGGTTTTCCCGGCACCCTGGCACGACTTGACGCAAATCCTGGCCCCAGGGGCATTTGCGGCCAATATCAGTGCTGACTGTTGCTCATCTGGTATAACCCCGAATAAAGAGTGGATAGCTACGAGAGGATCATCTCGCCATAGCTTTATCAATTCATTGTATTTCTGAGACGGGCTCATGGACCCAAGGTTAGCTTGGGTCGCTGGTACGGAGTAATGCTTAGTTGTCATCTGGGTATTACTCCTGAATTTCCCACTCTTCTGTTACGAGGTCGTCTGGTTCTGGAGAAACGTAAGTAACAACTCTGTCTCCAGAGACAATTTTCTTTGGCTCAGTTGGCCTCTCTGGCTCTCTGGTTTTCCCCTGGTTCCTATGCAGCTCCCTCACAGCCCCTGTCTTTGCCATGTCGATTAGATGGTCCAACGCTTTGTTTGGATCAATCTCAGTGACCTCGACCCGTTCGATAAATGCCCCGATGGTCTTGCCTAAGAGTTCGATGGTCTTCAAAATATGGGTCTTATTCCTAGGGTCTCCGCTTTCTTTTAGCTGAGAGAGCTGGTCAATCAGTTCGGACTGTACCCTGGCTTTACTGATATCCTGGTCAACGAAACGTCTCTCTCTAAGCTCTTTGATATAAGAAGCGACATTGGGAAGCGACCTAAGGTACATACCTCTGAGGGAACACGCTTTCTCGTAGTTGGGCTGACTTTTATTGGGATCATTCTTAGCATGGAGTAACCCAACATGGAGCCCAGACTCTTCCAACGCCAACTGGTTCTCTCCGGTGTGAGTGTAGACCCAAGCATAGATGGACTCTGCATCAGTGAGAGTGGTCTCCGTCCCAGAAGTTGAAAGTAAATCTAAAAACTGTTGGTTGATAAGGTTAGTGTTATGTAACACTTTAAGGGAATGCTGAGAACTGACTGAATTAATGGATACCAGGGCTCTGGTTTCTTTCATATTGGTCAAGTTCTTCCAACATCTAGTGGCGATAAGCCCTATGTTGTCAGTAGAAGTATTATATTTCTCAGCTAACTGAGTAACGGTAAGAGTCCCCTCGGTGTACTCCTTAACGATTTGCCATTGTTTTTCTTGGTCCAGCTTAGCTGGGTCTAGGGTTCTCTTTCTAGTCTTGGATACCAAAGCACTCTGAGCTTTCCTTGGCTTCTTAGTATTCTTTTTAATTAATCTATTCTCTAGAGCCATGGACTCCCTTAGGTCTTTCCTAAGCTCATCTATTTCTTTTTGTTCTTCTCCTACGAAAGCTAAGGACTCTACTGAGCTGTCTATAGTGTCCTCTGGTTTTCCCTGGATGACACTAGGGTTGTCAGAGGAATTCGATAACTTTTCAGTTGTATTTCTTTTGGATTCCATAGTACTCTTTTGTATATACATTATTAAAGCTCCCTCCTAATGGTTCTTTACTTAGTAACCAGTTCTATAGTATATACTAATGTATTCTATGTAAGTCGTTTTACTAAATTATATGCAATGTCTTAGTAATTCCAGGGAGAGTCCAGGGTAGGGTAAGTATAGAATATTTTTAGGTATCTGGGAGAGAGTGTGACCATCCCCCCGGTGACTCGGGGGGTCTCCCTTTCCCGCGACACCTTGGGTTCCCCTTCATGCGCAAGGCCCCACCCGGTGTAAGTGCGCGAATATACGTGGAAAGTGCATGGGTATAGCACAAGAAGATCAATGCCCTTGCACAAGATGTGCTATGTGTGCCTATGTATACGTGTGCATTTGCCTGTGTATCATGCGCCTTGAACCACGAAGTGGTTGTCTCTAGAGACGGATTGGCAGCCAACGATTCCCGATTTCTGGCTGGAAACAGGGTGCCCCGACGGCATTACGGCACTAGCGAGGAGAGCCGAAAGGGTACGACAAGTCAGGCACTACAGGTGAACCATGTGAGCTCCATGTGGGACTGTGCAGACCTCGGTTGAATTAAGTGGTGACATCCTCACCGACTGACCTGAACACTGAAAGCCCTTGCGTGGCGACATAGTAGGTGAACAGGGATGCATGATAGCGTGACAGGCTATCAAAGATTGCTAGTGCTAATACCAGTGAGTATGCCCTGGTATTGGCACTATGGAGTCTTTGACACCAAAGAACCAAAGAATTACGGAGGATACCATGAGCATAAACGACTTCAAAGCATGGGCATGTGCAACACCTGGACAGTGGTACTATGCACATGACTTGCAGAGGCAAGGAAGAATCATCAGCGATAGACTTTATCGTTATATCCACAGATAATCAGTGAAACCAAGGAACAATGGAGGCACTATGAAGAAGCACTACGCATACTATGACGCCCCTAAGGGCGTAGGTAATCACGGGTCATTTGACACTGGCGTTATGCCAAATGCCCATAAGAAACGCATGGATACCTGCACATCCCGCCCTATTCGCTTAGGCACTGTGGAACGTACTGCGAAGACAAGGAAGTTCATAGCGGCTAAGCGGGAAGTAAGCGTGTATTGGGATGATGTGGAGAACCAAGAAGGCCAAGTAATCGGTTTCAAGCGTAAACTGAATTTCAAGCGTATACACAATAACGTGGCTAACTGGACACCAGAGGTTACGAAGTAAAACCAAGCTAGAGACTGTCTCTAGAGACACCAAACCAACGGAGGAAACGCAATGGAAACTACTGCAACTACTGGAATCGTCCCGGCTTCTACTAGTGCCAAGGCAGCTAAGGGCAACTTCAACGGAATCGACTGGCTTACTGTATGCGTCAAGCAGTCCAAGGCTCAGGCCCGTAGCACTGAGGCGACTGAACAGGCATGGAACGCAACGGGAAGAATGCTCTGGGAGCAGGAATTGGTTGCTCTCGAAAACGATGGAACTCTCGACAAAAAGGACTGGATAGAGATGGCGAAGACGCCTGTGAACTCCTACTTGCAGCAGGCGCTGGACGCTGAAATCCCGGAAGTAGTGGATAAGGACGGGAAACCCTGGAAGACTCGGGATAAAAACGGTATCAAGTTTCGCTCCCTGCCGTACACTGCGAATCAATGGAAGTATCTTTCCACGATATTCGGTGCTATCTTTGTTGCTGGAGTGGACGAGGTATTCCCGAACGGCAAGATTCGGCCCAAGTCTGAACTAGACGCTATGCTGAAAAACCAGGAGACACCAGAACAAGCGGTCAAGCGTGGACTCAAGATTATTGAAGACAACTACGCCAACATCAGCAACGTAGTTGAGCTTGAGGCGCTGGTAACGTCTCTCATGGCGACTTACATGGCAGTCGGTGAGCATAAGACTAACGTGGAGGCTGTAGTTCCTACGGTTACGGAGGAGGTTCCGTTTTAGGGCCTTGGGAATCTGTCTCTAGAGACGATTGCTTAGATAGGAAATTGCCATAAATGACAAGAATACTTACCTAGGATTCTAGGTACTAGAGACAGAAACCCAAATTCAGACAAAGGATTGCTAGTGTACCCTTGGGTAACTAAGGGTACATTGCGGAGTTCTTTGGATACATTGGATTACTTAGGCTCTATGAATTAAAAAACCATAAACAGGAGAGAGCTAATGAAACACTATAAAATACCCCATATAACATCTATGGAACTTCTTGAAACATTTGTAGAAGTCTGTCTTATGCTTACTGTACCGTTACTTGTGGTTCTAGTGCTCTGGGTGATACATTAATACAGGAGGCATTATGAGAGTAGTTCATTGCAAAAAAGAGAAATATGATGTGTACATTGGAAGACCTAGTAAATGGGGAAATCCTTTTAATATCGGAAAAGATGGAAACCGTGAAGAGGTAATCAGAAAGTATGAGGAATACTTGCTTTCTAATAAGAAATTAATGAATGATATACATGAACTCAGGGGAAAAATTCTTGGATGCTGGTGTGCTCCCTTGGCATGTCATGGTGATATACTTAATAAGTATGCTAATAAATGAGATATTTAGATACACTTAGAGTGCCTAAGATTGGTGCAGAGCTTAGGCACTCTCTAGTGTAGCTAAGAACAACCTATATATCAGGAGGATAGCTATGAAAGCTAAGGTGATAGGTAAAGTGTCTCTGGAGACAATTCGGGGGATCAAGAGATACCAGCGCAAAAAGGTATTCAAGCGCCCTGGTTTCCATATGCCATTCGCTGGTCTTGGTTCTCTGGTTTACGGAGGCAGCTATGGAAAAGGTAAGTAGTGAATCAGGGGAGGCTTTGTGGCTACTAACTGACAAAGAATTGAAAACTCTTTTTGTTGCTACAGGATGTGTGAGTAAAGACGTCTTTAATAAAGGATTAGACGATTTCACACACAATTATGGAATAACTTATGGTGACACTGAAAAACTCTGGAATTTAATTGATGATATTTTACTAGAGGACAGACCAGATGAAGCGAGTTCATAAACACAATAGTATCCGAGTCGAACTGTCTCTAGAGACAAAATTCAACACCTACAAAGTACTTGGCTGGGAGTATGGACAGCTAACCAAAGAGCGATACAATATCCTCTCAAGAAGCCAAGCTGAAATCCTGTTCCAGCGTATTGTGAGTGAACTGGAAAGGAGCTGAAGCATCTATGAAGCGATTAAAGAAACGGAATCTCAGTGAGATACATAGAACTTCCATTCAATATCTAGTTGAGTGGGATTCAAAGACTGGCTGTTCAGCGAGAAAGCAGAGAACAGCTAAAATCCAAGTAGCTGGAGGCGACTATGGCAAAGGGATCACAGGAGGACATGAATGCAGCGAGCATGAGAAAGCGAACCACGGAACCGAAAACCAAGGCACTGAGGGCGTTCAAGTCGGACTCAGAGTTCCAGGGAGCACTGGACCGAAGACAAGGGTGCCAAGGACTCCGAGGGCTGGCGGTAAGGGATTACATGAAAAGCTGAAGAAACCACTGAAATCCAAGAAGAAACCATTGATTCCTGAGTGGAAACCGAAACCAGTAACTAAGAGACGGAGGAAAAACCATGCTTAACAAGCAGCAGATTGGTTATGTAAAAGAACGAGTAGACCAGATTACTATGTGTATCAATGGCAGGCTGAGCACCATTAGAAACGCTAAGGTGCAAGAGCTAAAGGATTCCGTAAAGGAGCTCAGCTTTGAAGAAGCTAAAAAGGTATTAAAAAGCGGTAAGTTTGAACTGGCTGATAGAGGTCGTCGTAGCTCTTACGAGATTGAAACTTATTACTCAAACAAAACCGACAAAGCAGGGCATTACAGTATTCGGCTTTGGATTGAGACCGAAGATACTATCAAAGTGAGCAAAAAGATTACTGCTTTAAATGAAGGGTATGAAGAACGTACTGCTGAGGTAGAACGTTATGCAAAACGATTGATAGATGAAGTGGTTCTCGAAATTATTCCGGTAACTGATCTTCCCGCTAAACTTAAGGAATTCAACGAGATGGAATTCTAAAACTCGGAGAATACCATGCCAATACACAAGCCACCGTAGTTGGGGTACTTTGGAATCTATTTAAAACTTAGTAGTACTTTTGGGTTTTACAGAGTACCCCTTTGCTGGAGTGGGCTTTGAGAACCATAGGCACTAGGCAAGAAAGTAAAGGGTTCGTTTCCATAGCTTGAGTGATATGGTTACGGCGTAGTGAACTGGCACTATGCAGGTTCCAGAGTGAACTAAGGTGTCTCTAGAGACAAAGCTGCAACAAGAGAAACGCAAGTAGCGGACGGAGAAACCTGTGTAAGCTTTTATAGTTACCCTCAGTACCCATGAAGCTCAAGACAAAGTATCTTTCCCGGTCTTTTAGGTACTAGAGATACCAGTGCCTTGTAATAGAGGCATTTAGTTTACTTTGAAAACTTTAGTGGGGCTAGGTACAAGCTCAGTTTACTGGGTTTCTAATCTAGCCCTACTGTAGTGGTCAAAGTGACCCAAGATTCCTAAGTATTCGGAGGTACTATGTATGAACATCTTGTGACAAGATACTGTGGCTTGTCAGCCACTATACTGACTGAGGTGACAGAGCGTTGTGTAGTGTCCAAGCGCCTTGGGTACTGGATATTTGTCTCCAGAGACAGATTTGGGTTTGTTCCACCTTTGTTCTGTGAACAAATCCGCGATCTAGTCGCTGAGGACTTATCATTGTTCCCTGGTGTCAAGAGCGTATTCGATGGATTCTACACGTTAACCCCTACATAAGCGGAGGAAAACATGAAAACTATTATAAGAGTATTCAAAAACATCGCATGGCTTCTTAATCATCCTGCAACTTCTATATGCCAGGATTTGAAAAAAAGAAAGTGTGATTATTGTGACAATACTGATGGGTGGACTCATTACCAATCAGTAGGAATGACGTTATGTAATAGATGTCTAAAACGCATTGCTGACAAGGTATTGAAAAATTAGATAAGCGGAGGTAACTATGGCAATCCCTATTGGACTAACCAGTGAAGCCCAGAAGAAGTTCTTGGTATCGCTGGCGACTTCCGGGAACATCTCCGTAAGATGGGAGCCATACTGTAATCAACCAAAAGCGACTATGACGAAACGGGGGCACTGTGAAATCACCTTACCGCCTCCCTCTGGCTACGATGAAGAGTTCTTTTGGTTTCTCAGTTTTCATGAGCTTTCTCATGTTATGGAGAAAATGCACTGGTCTTACTTTGAGCTGACCAAGCATCTGAATTTCGAAGACCAATTAGTGTGTCTTATTAACAACCTTTTAATGGACGTTCATTGCGAGAAAGCAATGTTCGGTAAATTCGACAGGATAGACCAGCTCTTTTCTATCGGACGGTTCTTGATGCACACTGGAAGAGCTGAGTTAGACCTTACGAAGAAGAGCAAGGGTGCCTATGTTGATCCCTTGCTCACTGCATCCACTGATCCCATTGATGAGCTGTTCTTGTCACTGTTCGCTTACACTGCTGAGTGCAGACAGAAATGGATGGGACATCCTATGGAAGCTCTGGATATGACCCAGTACCGTGGTATCCATAAGGACTTCTACGAAGCGTTCGACAAACTGTCTCTGGAGACAAGGATGGACTCAGTTCTCCAGAGCCCAGGTCAAGAGTCAGAGATACAGGCTGGTATCGTACTTGACTTGCTCAAACTCGTCGGGTATACTCCACCACCGCCAAGCGGACAAGGGAGCGGCAAAGGAAAGTCTCAGGAGGACCAGGGAAAGTCTCAGGAGGGCCAGGGACAGAGCCAAGGCAATCAAGAGAGCCAGGGAGAGCCTCAGGAGGGAGAAGGTGAAGGAGAGCCTAAAGAGGGCCAAGGGGAGGGCCAAGATGGCCAAGGGAACCAGAACAAAGATGGCTCTGGTGTCAAGGATCACAGTGGCACTCCTGACTCTGCTTTTGACCATAACCAAGGTGAGCATGGGGGACAGCCCACTAACGCCGAGGGAAACGAGAAGCTGATTGATGCTAAGTGGGAGATGAAAGACAAGCAGATTACCTCAGCTCAACTAGAGACAATCAAGAAAGCCATAGCCGTTAAAATGACAGCTCCTATGGAAGAGACTAAGGTTGAAAAGTATGGTGGAAACAGACCGTATGAACCCTATCCGACTCATGATGTAATCGACATCTCTGAGAAGAGAGTAGATGCGGGCCAGAAGGAAGCTATTGTTACTGCTATCGGTAACTCCACAGTATCAAAACAAGTGGCTAAGTATCTCCAAACCATGTCAGTTTCAACGTATAGCTATGGACAGACACAAGGGAAAATCCATTCAAAGAATGTTCATAGAGTGTACTCTGGTAACAAGATTCCAGGGGCAACTCCACGGATATTCAAGAAGAAAGACGGCTCCAGACTCAACAAGAACTCAGCAGTTGAACTCTTGCTGGACTGCTCTGGTTCCATGAGTGGTTCCAAGTACGCTATTGGGTCTGCTTGTGTAGTAGCGTTAAATGAGACTCTCACTGCTCTTCAAATCGAGCATGAGATACTTGGGTTCACTGCCCACAATAAGCTGACGACCTACGTCTTTAAGCCCTATGGGAAACGGGTATCCAAAGAGATGATGACAGATATTATGTCATCTCAGCAGGTCAATATGCACTACAACTGTGATGGGGATTCAATACTCTATGCAGCGGAGCGGCTACTGACTCGAAAAGAAGACCGTAAGCTGCTTATTGTCCTTTCTGATGGTTCTCCGTGTGGAGCGAATGGTGGTAATGCTGATCGGTACCTGAAGAAAGTCTGTAGCGATATTGAAACAAAGACTCCCATCGATCTAGTCGGAATCGGAGTGACCACAGACGTTGTGAAGAGGTACTACAAACACCACTGTGCAGTGAATGATCCAGAAGACTTGGATATGGTGCTGTTCAATGTACTAAAGGAGTTTTTGGTATGAGTGATACTGTTAATTCATGGGTAGAATCGGATGGCTATTTAACCTTTGGTAACAACGGGTTCACCAAAGAATCAGAGGAACCACAAAGTAACGGAGGAAAACTTATGAGAGTAGTATTGACCACTGATTACTTCGGCTTCAAGACTGGAGCCAGCTTTGAGGTAGTTGGAAAGAGCTCTGGCTCGTATCTGTGTAGGACAGACGGAACTGGGAAAAAGGTGCTTATCCCTTTTGATAAGTGCAAAGCTGTAGAGGCTACTGGTACCCCAACGGTTCCAGTAGTATCTGAGACAGTCACTCTGAATTCCGCTCAGTGGACTGTCATGGAGGAACTTAAGAAGTGTGTAGATGCTAGTGGGAAATTCCACGCTCCTTCTCGGGATATCCTTAGTGATGTGGTATCCGACTACATGAGTGATGCAGAAGTAGACGAAGATATCGCTAAGGAGCATGTGAATCTTATTGCTTCTCAGATAGCTGCTAAGTGCAAATTCATTATTGAAGTGCCTGGAGAAGCCAAAGAGAAAGAGGAGACTGCTGCTCTGGAACCAGAGATTCCAGTGGTCTCCGAAGTGTCTCCAGAGACAGAAACTAAGACGCCCAAGAAACGGGCTTCTAAGACACATGCTCCAGCCCCTAAAACTGTAATTAAGCTCTCCACAATCACTGGCGGAAAGCTCCCTCTCTCTGGATCTGACTATGACATCCCAGTATATGCTGAAACTCACTTCCCGGAAGCAGTGAGGCAGCATATTCCAGCTATTAATCCTGACTACCTCTGGGATACAGAGGTACTCGAAGGTATGGTGGTTGCCCTTTTGTTGGGGGAAAAGATGCTGATTACTGGCCCTCCGGGGACAGGGAAGACCACTGCTGTAGAGCAGTTTGCAGCTCATCTTAGGCAGCCATATATGAGACTCGGTGGTAGAGGCGACTTGGAAAGCTCCAGTTTCCTGGGATTCCCTTGGGCATCTGAGGGAGGTATGGAGTTCAAGTACGGTCTCCTCCCCCAAGGGCTCATGGGTGGTTTCATGATTACGATTGATGAAGTATTCAAGATTCCCCCTCATATCGCTATGGCTATGCAGCATCTGTATGAGAAGAACGGTTACCTGACTATAGATGATATGCCTGGGACTTCTGCGGATAAGATCATTAGGCCAGCTCCAGAGTTCCAGATGTTCCTCACTGATAACGTCAAGGGAACTGGGGATTCCATGGAGAAGTTTGCAGCTACTCAGATTCAGGATACGAGTATGCTGGATCGGATCAGTATCAACGCTCATCTCGACTACCTGAAGGAAGATGATGAAGTAGAGATGCTGAAGCATAAGTTCACTGGAGTCAGGAAACCAGTGATCCGTAAGCTGGTGAAGTTCGCTGGGCTTATTAGGAACGCTTACAAGTCCGGGGAACTGGCTCTCACTATGTCCCCAAGGGGTCTCATTGCTATATTGGATATGGTATCTAAGATGAAACTTCCTATGCTCACTGCGGTCAACTTGGCTTTCATCAACAAGATTGCTGATGATAACGAGAGAATGGCAGTGATGGAGATGTATAAGGTTTCTGGGTTGGATAATGAAGCGTCAAAGGGGCAATAGCTATGAATGAGAAATATGCTGTTTTTGAGGAAATTCTTAGTAGCTTAGTCTCTAATTCAGAAAAAGAACTCTTCGGGAAGAAAGAAAGTGACTTGAGTTATATGTGGTACTGGGCGTGGGACGAAGACCAAAGTATAGAGTGGAACACTTATAAATTCAGTGATTACCTTGAGTCATTCAAGAGAATTTGTCGTAGATGGGAAGAGCATCACAACGGGAGTTGCTGTGTGGTTGAACGTGTTAGGGATAAATATATAATGTCAAGAGTGAAAGAGTTTCTTGCTGAGTTGAAGAAACATAACTAAGTAACCGGAGGAATACTATGAAAATAATGAATCTGTTTGGAACCAATGGAAACACTGGCTCTCAGGTATCAGTTAACACTAACGCCAAGAAACTCAGTGAATCCGTGGAAGGGTTTGACGAAGCCGCTTTTGCACACTACATGTATCAGATTGTAGTGAACTTCAAAGGTCTCTTCGGTGGAACTACTCGGGCTCATATGGTACAGAAGATAGCTGAGAAAATGGATGACCCTTCGTTTCTCTCCGCTATCGCTTGCTTAGTTGAAGATGGACTCCCGGCTACCCATGCTTCATACTTCATTCATATGTCCAAAGCTGGAGCATTTGAAGAGATTCCTGTGGAACAGCTTGAGCAGGTACTCAAGCATATCGAAGCTCTTCAGGAGTACTTTGCTAGTGAGACTGAGAATCTTTTCAGTACTGTAGAGCAGCTTGAGCAACTTATAGAGAAAGCTAAGAGAAACCAGGGTAACTAAGGAAACTAAGGCACTTAAGATTACTAAGTAACACAGGAGTACACTATGAATCGTGTAGAGACATTCAGTAAACCGTTGGATATCCAGGGTAACTCAGAACCACTGTCTCCGGAGACAACTAATGTAGCTCTGGAAGAGCTCAACAAGAAATACCATACACTCCAAGGGAACTATTCAGATATGTCCTCTGCTTATCGAAGGCAGCTTGTGATTAACAAGGGCTTGGATAAGAAGCTGAAGCAGGTCTGTGAAGAAATTGGACACCACTTGTTTCTTATCCACAAAGATTCTAAGTGGCTCTGGAGAGCAAACATTGGGCTTACTGTGCTGCTCTTGGCTACTATCATTATTAAGCTCAGCTAACAAGGAGACACTATGAAACCTAAGCAGATTCAAATGAATCACCGAGATTCCAGTAAGATCACTTTCATTTGTCCCTCTTGTGATCGTCCGTATTACCAAGAAGAAAAAGGTGTCTGGGAACAGAGCTCAGCACTCATCGAGAAGCAAGCTAAGGCATACTATAGCTACTACCACAAATGCCACTGGAAGAAGTGATTACTGAGGAAACTATGAGAATTCACACAGTCACTGATGTAATGTACGAATGCAATGCTTGCTTTAACTCTCCAAACAAGATAATAGGAAGCTTATACAATCTAATGGTTCCCTGCGTTATCTCTTTTCGATGGATTGGGGTTGGAGTAGGTGAATCAGATGTAAAAGATATTTGTCTAAAAAGAACGGTTGAGGACTCTAGCCCACTCTGGGTAGAGAAATATAGGGAAGAGATACAAGTTGAAATCTAAGGAGTAAACTATGGTTAAAGAGGTGTCTACAAACTGGACCATGGTATCTGATAAATTACCTCCAGATAGAGTCTGGGTATTAGTAATTACTACTGATAATCAATTCGACAGAGCTTGTCTCAATCGCTTGAATTCACATGGTACTATGGAGTGGTATCTTCCCAGTGGTCCAGTGCTTTTTGGAGAGGGCTATGTAGTCAAATGGTGTTACGTTGATAAGAATTAAAAGAGGTATCTATGAATAACAGACCATGCCCAGCATGTAGAGCAATCGGAAAGGACGAAAAAGGGGACCACTTGTTTCTCATGAATGACAAGCGTACATGGACTTGTCTGCATGGAACCAAGTATCATCCAGTGTATATGACTAGAGAACCAGAGAGCGCCACGATAACTGAGACAATCGTGAGTCTCTCTGGTACAATGCCTCTGTCTCCAGAGACAACCCTTTTTATGTCAACAGCTACCCCAGATATCAGTTCTCTGGTATCAGTAGCAGACAGGGGTATCTCAGTAGAGACTAGACGAGTGTACTCAGTTGTTACTGAGTGTTCTCAGGTAGACGGGGCTCCAGTGAAGCACTATTATCCGGTCTATGTAGAGGGAGCACCATACACTTACAAAGGGAGAATCATTGAAACTAAAGATTTCTTTTGGGTAAAGAAGCTCAAAGGAAAGCAAGACCTCTTTGGTATCCAGACGCTCAAGGGAGTACCCAGGCGTCTAGTGTTAACTGAGGGTGAAGAAGATGCTATGGCTGTGTTTGATATGCTTAAGAAGACACACCCCGGAGTTCCGGTACTTGGTATCCCTGGCTCCAATGGGCTAGGAGTAGTAAAGAACAACATGGACATACTGAAGTCCATCGGTGAACTCTACTTTGCTCCTGACAATGATCCTCCCGGACAAGAGCTAGCTACTGAGTTGGCTAAGTTGTTTCCCCGTATCAAGATCATCAAGCTCCCACTCAAGGACGCTAATGATATGCTTATCGCAGGGAGACAGACTGAGTTTACTATGGCGTTTGATACAGCGGAGAAGTATCGCCCCCCGTTCCTGGTCAGAGTCCGGGATGTCAAACAGAAAGCCTGTGTAGCCCCTCAGTATGGACGCTCATGGCCCTGGCCTACGTTGCAGAAGTGGACGTATGGGATGAGAGATGGAGAGGGTATGTTCATTGGAGCGGGGGTGAAGATTGGCAAATCTGAGCTGCTCAATGAGCTGATAAAGCATAGAATCCTAGCTAACGACGGGGATATTCCAGCGGTAATCAAGTTTGAGGAGCAGCCCCCACTTACAGTTAAGAAGATCGCAGGAAAGATTGATTCATGTACTTACCACAAACCAGATGTAGCGTTTAATCTGTCCCAGTTAGAGCAGACAATTGATTCTATGGATGGAAAGTTTTTCATGTATCAAGCGTTTGGTCAAGCTGACTGGGCAACCTTAAAGGAGTACATAAGATATGTTGTTTCAGAGGGTAGTAAAACAATTATCATTGACCCTATTACGAAGCTTACTAATCACCTCAGCCCATCTGACACTGAGACTGAGCTCAGAAAGATCAGCGATGAACTCGCTTGTATGGCTCAGGACTTGGGCTTCTTCTACATCGTCACTTGTCACCTTAAAGCTCCTACAAATGGTGTGCCTCATGAGCGAGGGGGAAAGGTTGAATCTGTCCAGTTCCGAGGAAGTAGAGCGATGATGGAGAACTGCTTCTATATGCTTGGTATCGAGAGAAACAAAGACCCAAACCTCGAGGAAGCAGAGAGAAACACAAGCCAGTTTGTGTTGTTAGAGGATAGAAACTTTGGTAATGCTGGGAGATTCCCGGTAGCGTATGATGCGACTACCGGAGATTACCTTGAACCTGCTATGGTATTCTGAGGAGGAGTGAGCAATGGCTAATAGAGTGCAATACATGGTATGCAATGAGTGTTCAATACCTTGTGAGTTCTATTATGGTACCAATGGTACGCTTACGCCAATAGAAGACTTGGGGTGTATTGCTATAAAAAGAGACCGAGACAAAGCAAAGTGGAAAATAGTTGAAGTCTTTGATGAAGTAGAGAGGGAGAATTGAGCTATGCTGAAAACTAAGATCACATTGCTAGTCTGTGGTGTATGTAGGCATCCATGTGAGTTATACTATAAGGATACTGAGGATTCTAGTGTAATGCTAGAATATTTCTCTTGCCCAGCATCCAGAGACTGTGAAGCTAAGTGGGAAATCAAAGAAGTATTTGAGACAGTTGAGGGGGACTAGGTATCATGTTCGAAACATTAGATATTCTTATGGCAGTTGAAGCAGAGGAGAGCAAGGGAAAAACTAAGGTACGCTGGGAAGAAGAGGATCACAGTGACCTAAGGTCCGAAGATGACTGGTACGAAGTCCAAGGTATTCTTAATGAGTTCAGGAGGGAGTTCGATGAGTTTAGGAACCAGGGATAAAAGTGCAACTCTTTATATAATCCTTGAGTGCACTGCTTGTTTGAATGGTGACTCTTGCACTGAACCTTGTCAACTAATAATGCCCTATGGGCCAGGAGATGACGTAACTCTTTTAGAAAGCCAGATAAAAGAAGGAAGACTTTCGTGCACATTAAACGGATGTGATGCTCATGGCTGGAAGATAACTGAGAGAATCCAAGTGAATCGGGAGGAACAATGAAGATTAACTTAGAAGTACTCATGATTATAGTTGCATTTTTAGGAGGAGTGAACGCTGGTATCTCTGGTAATTACCATGCTGCTTTTGTGTGGATCATAGTGGTTCTTGCTGAAGGTTCAATTTATTACCAAGGAAAATCTATAGAAATTCTAGAGGAGAGAATATTCTTATATAAAAAGGCTCTCGGAGTTACTAGTAACCGGAGGTAATCATGGCATGGGAATACAATCCAGCGAACACCGTAGTCTTTGACATAGAGGCAGATGGGCTGCTGTTCGAGGCTACTAAGATACATTGTATAGTGATTAAAACTAGCATGAATACTTATCTTTTCTATGATGATATACATAGTATCAAAAGTTCTTTACACAACAGATGGGGTGGGATAGCTGATGGGATTAGAGAGCTTAAGAATTTTATTAATGACAGTCGTACTCTGGTTGGACACAACATATGTGGCTTTGATCTGCCTCTGATTAAGAAGCTTGGGTTATCTAGGGGTACTGAGATCACTCCTTGGAATTCCCAGATACTAGATACTATGTCAGTCTCTCAGGTCTTGTCTCCAGAGACAGAGAATTCGTTGGAATACTGGGGAGGTATCTTAGGTACCCCCAAGATAGAACACAATGACTGGACCCAGTTATCAGAGGATATGCTAACCAGATGTATTGGGGATGTGGAGCTGAACTGGAAACTGTATGAGTACTTTGGGAAGAACAAGGGACTCTATAAAACCAGAGAGATCAAGGGTAAACAGGAGCCCATTTGGCAATCAGCAGTGGACTTGGAGCAGAAGGTTCTATGGATACACTCAGGACAAGTGCTGAGTGGAGTACTGTTCGATACAGACAGAGCCATTGATCTCTACAACAATCTATCCCAAGAATTCTCTGAGCTAGAGATTGAAGTACAGTCAAGGCTCCCTTGGATTCAAGAGAAGACCAAAGGGGTTATCGAAGTAAGTAAGCCATTCAATGCTAACGGTTCTCTGTCAACTAGGGCTATGAAGTACGTTAGTGACAATGGTCCCCATTCAAGTCTAGCAGTTGGACCCTTCTCCAGAGTGGGGTTCAGGCAAGTCAATGTTAAATCCCCAGACGAGCTAAAGGGAGTGCTTCTTGGCCTCGGCTGGGAACCTACTGAGTGGAACTATAAGAAGGGTACTAAGGAAAAGTCCTCACCGAAACTCACAGAGGAATCGTATGATTCATTGCCAACTGGTCTCGGTAAAGACATTGCTCACCTCTTGACTTTGAAGCATCGTATGTCATTCTTAGTCAATGAGAAGGACTGTAGTAAGGGTGCAATAGGTGAGGTCAGATCGGACGGTAGACTCCCAGCGGAAGGGATAACTTGTGGTACTCCTACTGCTAGGTACAGGCACTCAGGTAAGGTAGTGAATTTACCCAGAGTTACAAGTGCTTACGGTACAGAGTTAAGGGAGTTGTTTAAGGTACCCGAAGGTATGGTAATGGTAGGCTCTGATCTCAAGGGGATTGAAGCTAGGCTCATGGGGCACTACTCGGCTATGTTTGATGGAGGCGCATTGATAAACGTCTTGTTACAAGAGGACATCCATACATACAATGCAAGGACTCTGGGGATATCCAGGAACGATGCTAAGATTTTTCTGTATTCACTAAGCTACGGTGCTGGTCCAGAGAAGCTGAGTAAGTTACTTAAGATACCAGTAAGTAAAGCTAGGAAGCTAGTCAAAGAATACTGGAGGATTAACAAGGGCCTAGATAAAATCAGGGAACTCTTGGTCCAGTCATTCAGAAGGAATCAAGGGTTCATCTATGGTCTGGACGGGCGTAAGGTGTTTATCAGGAGTGATCACAAGCTACTCAACAGCTTGATCCAGAGTTCCGCAGCTATCATCTTCAAGCGTTGGATGGTGCTAACGTATGAGTGGTACTGCGGAATCATCGGGGTTCTTATAAAACAACTTATCGCTTACCATGATGAGCTTGAGCATGAAGTAACCGATAGCCCCGCAAATAGAGATTGGATTGAAAAGAACTTAAAAAGAACAGCAAAAGCAGCAGGGGAATTCTACGACATAAAGATTCCCATTGAATGTGATGTGAAATTTGGAGGTAACTATGCAGAAGTGCACTAAGAATTCCAAGGGGCCTAAGCTCCCTCCGGTTGGGACTATATTAGTAGTAAACTCTATTGCTTCGACTAATCCTAGCGGATCAATAGCTAAAGTAGGATTTCTTTGTAGAGTTACTGAGGCAACTAAAGTTGCTAAACATGAAGGTTTAAAGCCTTTCTTTATAAACTTAGACTTTAATTTTAAAGAGAATGAATTTATTACAAGCACTGGTATCTGGGATTGGTATTGTCATGAGTTAGAAGAAATAACACTAATACAAGAGGATATATGAGTGAAGCTAAAGTGATACCTAAGCCTGGGAAGTATGAGTACGATGACAAGGATATCAAGAATGATATATCTTTTTGTAAGTATGTAGTAAACAAATTCCTATCTTTCAAAAAACACCTTCAGCCATTCCGAGAGGATATGGAACAAGAGGCTTTCATCTGGCTCATGGAAGCAAGGCATATGTTCAACCCAGACCTAGGGGTACCAATGAATACCTTTGTATACCAGAGAGTACTGTTTTCTTGTTACCTTTATGAAAGAAAAGAGTATAGGAATTTTAGATACAAGAGTACTAAGAAATCCAAGGGTACCAAGGGTATTAATGGGAACTCCAAGGAATCTAAGTATTCTATAGAAGAGATAATAAATAATGAATCTCATTTATGGGATATCCCTGAGCCTATTAATTTTGAAGAGTCCATAGATGACCCTAAGGCAGACCACCATGTGATTGAAATGGAACTCGAAGATGTTCTGAACAAAGCAAAACTCACTGCTAGGCAAAGAGAGATACTTGAACTTTACTTACACTATGGCAACTCGGATCAAGAGGTAGCTAAGAGACTCGGGGTATCAAGGCAGACCGTGGCTCTGGCTATAAAGACTATTATACATAAGGGCAAGGGGGTATTGGGGTGAAAAAGTATTATGATGAACCTTATTACGCAGTAACAATAAATAAATCTGGAGTCTCTGAATCAATTTATGATCTTAATATTGGAGACTTAATAATGATTGTAGGGGAGGACTCAGATGGAGAACACATCCTTGTTATTTTGGAAGATGAGTTTGAAACTTTGGCTAAGGGGGTTTCAACAACATACTGGGGAGAACGAGAAGACTTTGAACCAATCCAATTACTTACAGATGCTTGACAAGATGTACTAGGTTTGGTACTATTTGGTTGCCACTGAGTGAACCGATGCAAACCAAGTAAACCAAGATGGGCAAATGAACCAAGGGAAGACTAACGTGATTACTGAACAGAACCAATGCAACCCAATGTAACCCAATGCAACGGAGGAAAACAAATGAGTAAACCAACGATTCAAGAAATGCAGAGCGCTTTTGAAGGGAAGTATCAGAAGTTTCAGATTCAGAGCACAGAATGCCGATGGGCTAGGGTCCATAAGCCGGATGAAGGGAACGCCAAATACTCTATTAAACCAGCTTGGAAGATTGACTTGTTACTGAGTGAAGCTCAATATACCGAGATGAAAGCCATTGGATTCCCGGTCAAGGAAAAGGAAGGTGAGTACTTCATCACTGCTAAACGCAAAGTACATAACCCAGACGGGACACTTCGCACCCCTCCTGTAGTGGAGTTCCCCGATGGCACTCCATGTACTGACGCAATAGGGAACGGTAGCATTGTCACAGTGCACTGCTCCGCTAAGTTCTTCTCAGTAGCAGGGAAGACCCACCTTCCACTTTATTTTGACAAGGTAGTAGTAGAGAACCTTGTAGCTTTCAACGGCGCTGGATCGAACAACATAGTATTCTAAACAACTGCCTTGTCTCTGGAGACAGAAATTCTGGTGCAGACCTAACGCCGTCTTAGCAGCATTTCTCAGGTACCTGAGACAAGGCTTTCTTTTCTGGTACAGAGGAACTTTAGAACTAAACTCAGTGGCAACTGGAGATTAACTGATGGCAAACAAAGATGTTATGCTGATTTCAGATCAAATAGAAGACATGAAAAAGAATGGTACTTACAAGGAGCCAAAGAAGAATCCCTTGTCGAGTATGGTATGCAGGACTGGGTTCGCTGAGCCGAACTCAAGTGATGTAGTGTACTTGATAGATGCTGATGTATTTGCATACAGAGCAGCAGCTACTTGTGATGGGAAGATGTATAAGGTGAGATACAAAGTATCCAATGAGCCAGGGGTACACAGTGCCAAGGGTTACACTACTCGATACAAGAAGGACATGGACGCCTACTGTGTAGCCAATGGTATCGAGAATCCCAAGATCACTACAGTATTAAAACCAGAACCAGAGTCATATGCTATACACAATGTAGCTATGGCGCTGGAGAGCATGTATAACACTATAGCAGATAAGATTGGAAATACAGATAGGCTTTTCTTCGAACTCTACCTCACTGGAGCTACTAACTTTCGAAAGGAAGTGAATCCATCGTACAAAGAGAAGCGCAAGGAAGAACACAAGCCAGTGCATCTGAACGCTTGTAAGCAGTACTTGATGGACAAGTTCGGAGCAATGTCTGTGGATAGACTCGAAGCAGACGATGTGTTGGCTATCAGGAACAAGCAACTGAATGAACTTGGAGTAGCCAATGTGATTGTCTCTGTAGACAAAGATTTGCTACAGATTCCAGGGGTTCATTACAATCCGATCAAAGATGAGCTTCAGAGTATCAACGATATCACTGCTCGTTACAACTTCTGGAAACAGGTACTCATGGGAGACGTAACTGATGGCATCTACGGTATCTCTGGTGTAGGCCCCAAGACTGCTGAGAAAATCCTAGCTACAAGGGATTCTGATTTAGATGAAAGCTTCTTCATTGCGTCTCTTCTTGCTTATCTCAAGGATGTAGAGAAGAACATCCCGCAGGAAATGTCTGGGTATCTAACACCAAATGATAAGTATGACCTTGCTTTAGCAGCACTAACAAACGTGGCGAAGCAGGTTCATTTACTTAGAGACCCTAAAGAAGTTTGGGAACCACCACTTACTAGAGGAGCAATGTTACCAAGTGAGATACAAGCGATACTCCAAGAAACCCCAGAAAATGGGGAAGTACAAGAGCAAGTTTGAAGCGACAGTAGCGGCCCTATTACCAACTGCCGAGTACGAGAGCAGAGAAGCTAAGGTACACTACAGGATGTCTCGGGTATATCAGCCTGAC